CCATTGGCGAGGGCGTCGGCTCGGTCCTCAAGGGGATTATTTCCTTCGTCGGGCAAATCGCGATTGACCTCCGGGAAATCGGCGAAAAAATCTTCGTCGTGACCAAGTTCATCGCGACCATCGGCACGGGCGACATTTTGAACCTGATTAGAACCGGGAAAATCCGAACGCTTCCCGAGTTGCTCGCCGGGTCAAAAAAAGAATGGCAGGAATCGACGGCGAACGCGAACGCGGAAATCGACGCCCTCGGCGACATCGTTTCGGAAAAAGCGCAAACCATGGCGAAGAACATTCGCGACCGAAGCGGCTCGGCGTCCGATGTCACGGGGAACGCCGCCCGCGACCGCGCCCGCGAAGCGTTGCTCCGGGCGCGGGAATCGTTCACGCGGGCCGCGCTCCGCGACGAACTCGACATTTACCGGGAGAACGCAAAACTCGAAGAGGCCGTCGAGCGGGAAAAGTACGACAAGGGCCTCGAATCCATCACGGTATATTTCGCCAACCGCCGCAAAGCCGAGCAGGACGCCCGCGCTAAGGAACTCGCGGACCTTGAAGCGCAACGCGACGCGCTCTCGAAGCAACCCGCGAAGAACAAGGCCGACGAGGTTCGCATTCAACAAGAACTCATCGACCTAGAATCGAAAATCCAGATATTGAAAACCAAGGGAGCCGAGGACGACTTGCGGCTCGCCCGCGAGGAAACCGACGCGCAAAAGAAAAACGCGCAAGAGGTCCTCGGCTTCGAGGAAAAAATTCTCATCGCCCAAGGCAATCGGCACGAAGCCGAGGCCCGGAAAATTGATGCGGAGATGGCGAAATACCGGACCGCGCTCGCGCAAATGGGCGTTGCGGCGGATGAAATCGAGCGCCGGGTCGCCAAGGCCTCGGCGGTCCTCATGGCGGAAAACGACTTCGAGGAATTGAAGCGCAAACTCGAAGCCGGACTCGAATCGCTCGACGCGGCGCGGGCGCGGGCGCAAGAACTCGCGGCGCGTCACGCCATCTCACAAACCGAACTTGAACGCCGATTGAAAACGCTCGACGAGGAACGGCTTCCTCCGCTCCGCGCCATCGTCGCCGAAATGCAAAAACTCGCGAACATCTCGGCGATGCCGCAACTCGCCAAGGACGCGGACGCGGCGGGAAAGAAAATCGACGACGTGGCGAAGTCCCTCGACAAAGTGAAAGACGCGAACGAGAAAGCCGCCGACACGTTCGAAAAAAGCCTAGGGAAATCGGTTAACACGTTTTTGACGACGGGCATCACGCACGCGAAAAGCTTGGGGGACGCGGTTCGGGGTTTGGCGATGAGCGTCACGGGCGATATTCAAAAAATGTTTTTGACCCTCATCGAGAACATGATTAAAGCCAAACTCGCTGCCAAGCTAACCTCGGGCGGCGACGATTCGGGCGGCGGGTTCTTTTCGAAACTGTTCTCCGGCGCTTCCGGCAACGCCGAGGGCGGGCCGATTTACGGGCCGGGCGGGACCGATGTAATCCCGGCATGGCTAACGAGCGGCGAGTTCGTGGTCCGAGCGCCCGTCGCGCAACAACCGGGGATGATGCGCCTCTTGAGCGCCATCAACGACGGGATGCTCGCGCCCTCGCTTCGGACCAACGCCGGGCCGGGCTTCCGAAAGGGCGGCATCGTCGAGGGCGGGTTCGCGACGGCGGGGCGCGAATCGAGTCCCGAAGCGCAAATGACGGTAAGCCTTGATTACGGCCTCGTCCTAAAGAATTTGTCGGCGCATCCGGATTTTGGTCACGTCATCGTGAAGCATCTCGACCTCAACCGCAAAGCGGCGGGAGCCGCGCTCGGAGTCAGGACATGAGCGTCTCAATAGGAACCGCGACCGATGTCGGGAACCTGCTCGACTTGTTGAATGCGTTCCTCCGGCTCGGGCATGCGCTCGACCCCCAATATTCGGGAACGGGAACAGGCACGGTGACGGGCGTCATCGGGACCGCCGCGAGCGTCGTCGAAACCATCACGGCGACCGCGACCGACGCGACTCACTTCGCCGTCGTCGGGAGCATCTCGGGTTCGCTCGGAGTCGCGACCGTGGGCGCGTTGTTCTCTTCCGCCGTCGTCGATTTCACCATCAACGCCGGGGGCGTCGCCTTCGTCGGCGGGGACGTGATTTCGTTCGTCATGACGCCGCCTTGGGCCGCGCTCGAAACCGCCGCCGGGAGCGAGTACATTTGGCAAGCGCCGGGGAACGACGGCCTCGCGAATATCGTTGTCGGCGCGAGCCGCTTTTCGGACGTGGGCGGCGATTACGACGATTTGCGCCTCGGCGGGTTCTTCGGATATTCCGGGACGCAAACCTTCCTCACGCAACCCGGCGCGATGACAACCGAAATTCTCCCGCTTTTGCGCGTGGGGTCGATTCCCTTTTGGTTCATCGCGAACGGTCGCCGGGTCGTCGTCGTCGCCAAGGTTTCGACTAATTACGAACTCGCGTATTTGGGACTCATCAACGCTTACGCGTCCCCGGCGCAATTCCCTTACCCGCTCGCGATTGGCGGCTCGATGAATTGGGCGGCGGGCGAACCGTCCTCGGGCGATGTGCGTTGGCGTTGGTCCTACAACGGGAACGAGCACACAGGCTTTCCCTTTGGAAGCCAAACCTATTCGAACGACGCGACTCCGCAATTCAAATTGCGGCGACCCGATGGATATTGGCGCGGCTTCGCGGCGACTCTTGCGTCGGCGAGCGGCGGCGGCTTGTGGCCCTATGGGTCCTCGGGCGTCCTCGGGATGCGCGAGAACCTCGACGGTTCTTATCCGATTATTCCGATTCTACTAACCGAGGACTCGCCGACCATGTTCGGCGAACCCGACGGCGTGGGCTTCGTCACCGGGTACAACCAAGTCAGCGAGAACACGGTCACGGTGAACCGAATCCCTTGGTTAGTCGTGCAAAACATTTTCCGAACGACGGTCAAGGACTATTGCGCCGTCAAGCTTTCGTGAGGGCGAAGCGATGGCATATTTACTTGGAACGGCGGCGAGCGAGAACGATTTGCTTTCCCAGTTCGTGACATGGCTCGCGAGTCTCGGTTGGGCAGTGAACATGGCTCCAACCGTGAACGGCGCGGCGGGCGGCATGCGGGCGCACATTCAAAAAAGCGGAATGTTCGTAAACCTGCAAGCGGCGAACGGCGACGTTGACCTATTGCCCGATTCGGGCGGCGCTCCCGCGCCTTGGCACGGCTTCGGCGTCTATCAAAGTGACGGATACGACGGGACGCAACCTTTCCTCACGCAACCCGGCGGGCCGATGGATTTGGCCCCAATGCGCTCGCTCGCGGTTTTCGTCACGAAGAATTTCCCGCAGCCCTTCGGACGGTTCTTCTTTTTCTCGGATGCGCTCGATAACGTCGTCGCCGTGATCGAGCGGCGTTCGCTAAATTTCACGCATCTTGGGTTCGGTCCGGCGCTCGCCAAGTCGGGCGCGTACTCGGACGGGCGCTATTTTTTTTCGGAATATTGGCGGTCGGCGGCGTCATACGGGACCGACGACACGGCGGGCGGGGGCATCAACGCCGATTGTCCATTTGTTTCGACCGGGGGCGCGAACGGCTTTGTCCGCGCCGACGTGGACTCGTTTACCGGGAAATGGCTCGCATGCACGCCGACGAGCGGCGGGAACACGGGCAACGCCGGGAAAAAATGCTATACGGGGATGACGTATCCCGGCGGGGCCGGATTTACCGACATTCCCATTTGGACGGAAACGGGCGGTTTTCTACGGCTCGCGCCCTCGACCTTGAATTCGCAAGCCGTCCTCGTCCCGGTCGATATCTACACTGCCAGGGACGCGGGCGGCTCGTCCCTCATCGGTTCTTTGCCGAACATTTTCCTTTGCAACGCCGTGGGGCACGGCTTCGGCCCGGCGACCGAGTTCGATATCGGCTCCGATGCTTACATGCTTTTTCACGGGGCGACGCCGCAAAACGGCTCGCAACCGGGGTTCGGGTACGCGATTAAAAAGCAATGACCGATTTCGTCGGCAATATCGAAAGCTTTCTGCGTATAAACGCGACCAACGAGGCGCACGCGTTCGAGGCCGCGCCGCCGCCGCCGCTCGCCCGGAGTTCGGCGGACGCGTGGGGCGTGAGGGCCGTCGGTTCCCCGGCGGCGCAACCCCGCATCGGGCGGGCCGGGTTGGTCGAGGAACAGTTCGGCGGGCGACTGTTCGAGCGCATCATCATAAGCCCGCGTGTGGTGAATTTGGGAATGGTCCTCACGGCGCAAACCGTGACCGTCAGCCTATGGAATTCTTGCCGGAACCTCGAACAGTTCATGAGCACCATCGGCACGGCGGGACCCGGCTCGGCGGTTCTTCCCGCGTTCGCGTTCCCGGTCGCGTTCCCGCCGCTCGCCGAAACGCTCGCCGTCCTAACGTTCCCGACCGAGGGCGACCCCACGGTCGAGGAAGATGTTACGTTTGTTTTCCCCGGCTTCGAGGGGACCGACATCGAAGTGACCGGGCAACGGCTCGCCTTTTTCTCGGTCGCCGCCGATTGGACCGGGGGAATCGCCGAAACCCCGCAAATTTGGCTTACCGACGTTTTGAAGGGCCTTACCGACGCCGAGCAACGAATCCAGCTAAGGACCATACCGAGGTCCCGGATTAAGTTCAAAGTCCTGAGCACGGGCCGGGAAACGGCCTTCCTTGACGGTTTGTTGAGTGCATGGCAGCAAAACCTGTTCGGCGTTCCATTTTGGCCGGACAAGGTTCCCTTGCTCGCGCCCGCCTCGGCGGGAGATGCGGCGCTTTCCTTCGCGTGGGCGGACCGGGAGTTCGCGCCGGGCGGATATTTGGCCCTTTGGCGCGACTTCCTCACGTACGAAGTTATGACCATCGCGGCCCTTGTTTCGGGCGGCGTCACGCTTACCGGGACCTTGCAGAACGATTGGCTCGCCGACGGGCGCTCGTGGGCGGTCCCCATCCGGCGCGGGCGGCTCGCCGATAAAGTGGACTTTATCCGGAAGAACCAAGAAACCGCCGAGGTCGAGTTCGCCTTCGAATGTGAGGTCGTATGATTTACCGGGGTTTCACGGTTTGGGATACAGAGCCGAACGCCATCGCGGACCCGAAGGACGCGGCCCGGCGCTCGATGCAAAAACTCGACCCCGGTCCCGGCAAACTCACGGTCGTTGACCGGAGCGGAGTCACGACGCTTGAAATCGAGTCGGTCGCGTTCCTGTTTCTCGACCGCGCCGACGTGCTCGCCTTCCGCGCCTTTCTTGCCGGATGCAAAGGCCGATTGAATCCCTTTTGGCTTCCGACGTGGCTCGCGGATTTCCGCCTCTATGCTCCGGCGGCGGCGGGCGGGTCGGTCCTTAAAATTCTGCCCTCGGCTTACTCGCGTTTCGCTTTCGCGAACCCGGCGCGGCGGGACATCGCAATCATGATGCTCGACCGCTCGGCGAAATACTGCCATCGCATCACGGCGGCGTCATGGGACGGCGGGCCGTATGAATCGCTCACGCTAGAAACTCCGCTCGAAGCTAACGTCGCCGACGGCGCGGTTCTCATCTCGCAATTAAATTTTGTTCGCCTCGCCGCCGACGACGCGGGCGAATGCACTTGGGAAACGACCGAGGTCGCCTCGGGCGTCCTCGCCTATCAAAGCTTGCCGATGGAGGTCCCGGCGTGACATACGCGGCGCGTGAAACGAGCATCGACACGGGGCAACCGTGCGAACTGTACGCGTTCCAAACCGCCGATTCGGGTTGGTACTTCACAAGCGGCGACGAGGCGCAATCGTACCTTGGGCAGACGTACGCCATCGAGACGATAAACCGGACCGCCATCACGCAATCGGGCGAGACGAAGGCCGGGCAAGTAAAAATCACGGTTCCCCTCGACAACGCGGTCGCGCAACTCTTCCGGACGTATATCCCGGACACGCCCTTATCGGTTGTGATTTACCGAACGCACGGGACCGACGGCGAGTTCGTCGTCATCTTTACGGGCCGGGTCCTTGTCGCCTCGTTCGGGGACTTCGCCGAACTAACCGCGATGCCGGAAAGCGATGTCCTTAAATACGCCGTGCCCTCGGAGCAATTTCAAACGCAATGCAACCATTTCCTGTTCGATGCGGGTTGCAAGGTCGCAAAGGCTTTGTACATGGTCCCCGGCGTCGTGGGCGCAATCGCCGGGAACGTGCTCACAATTCCGGCTTGCGCGGGAAAGCCGAACGGTTGGTTTACTGCCGGGTACATAGAGTTCGGCCTTCAACGCCGGATGATTTTGTCCCACGTCGGGAATCAAATCGCGCTTATCGCTCCGGTTCCGGGCCTCACGGTCGGGGCCAGTGTCAACGCTTACGCGGGATGCATGCGGGATTTCGGAACGTGCGTCTCGAAATTCAATAACCCGCAGAACTTCGCCGGGTTCCAATGGATTCCTATTAACAATCCTTTCGCGACGCCGTTCACTTAGAGGATTTCGATGCTTTGGCTTTTGGTCGAAATTGCAATTTATATCGCCTCGACCGTGCTCACGATGTATCTCGCATCGAAGGCGAAGCCGCTCCCGGCATCGGCGCTCGGGGACTTTACCGCGCCCACGGCGGAAGAGGGCCGGGTTATCCCGGTCGTGTTCGGGACGACGAAGCTTGCCGGGCCGAACGTGGTCTGGTACGGCGACCTCCGGACGACCCCGCTCAAGTCGGGCGGTTGGATGACGTTCGGATTCAAGTCAACCTACGGATACCGTTATTTTCTCGGAATGGATTTGATGCTCTGCCACGGGCCGATAGACGCGCTCGAAACCCTCGGAGCCGTGTCCGCCATGGCGGGGAAATGCGTCGGGGACGGGTACGTCAAAACTTGTTGGGGGACGCCCGGACCGGACCCCGTGAGCGTCGTCCTCATTGCAACCGACTCGATGCATTTCAGCGTGACGACGCAACGCCCACAGGACGCGCTTCCGGTCAACCAAGGGACTTTGACCGTCGGCGTTTTTTGGGGAGGATACGGCGGCTCGATGGGAATTTTGATTGTCGCCGGGCCGACGACGCCGTTCGCGCCGGGCGACCAATTCTCGTTCACCATCTCGACGCCCTCGGCGATTTTCGCGAACGACAAGGCGGTCGCGTATACGACCAACGGCAGCGGGCCGGGCGTGGACTATCTCTATTTGAACTCGCCCAAGCTTTTCGGCGGCGACAAGCAAGGCGGCGGCATTGCCGGACCCGTCTCGTTTTACTACGGGACCGCAAACCAACCCTCGAACGCTTACCTTTTGGGAAAACTGCCGGGCGCGAACCCGGTCCCGTCGTACGCGGGTTATTGTCACGCGGTTTTCGAACAGGTTTACATCGGCACGACGAACCAAATTAACCCGTTCGCCTTTGTCGTCAAGCGTTGCCCGGACCCGCTCGCGCAAGGGAACGGCGACCTCGGCGGCGACGCAAACCCGGCTTGGATAATTTGGGACATCATGACGAACGTAATTTACGGCCTCGGCATCCCGTCGGCGCGGTTCGACTCGGCTTCGTTCATCGCGGCGGCGGCGACGCTCGCAACCGAGGGCCTCGGGCTTTCGCTCCAAATCGACAATACCGGGAGCGCCGATTCGTTCCTGTCGGATGTGCTCCGGCACATTTCGGGCGTGCTCTATACGGACCCGGCGAGCGGGCTTTGGACTTTGAAATTGGTTCGCGCCGATTACGACCCGACGACAATCCCCGCGCTCGGCGACGCCGACTTGCTCGCGCCGCCGGAGTTCTCGCGCATCGGTTGGGATGAAACCTTAAACGAAATCAAAGTCAAGTATTGCGACCGCTCGCTCTATTTCACGCCACGAGTCGCCCAAGCCCAAGAGACGGCGAACTATGCGGTTCGCGGGCAACTCGCGAGCGACTCGCAGGATTTTTTCGGCTTGTCGAATATGAACATCGCGCAAGTAATCGCGGCGCGGGAACTCAAGGCGCATTCGTACCCGTTCGGTCGCGTCAAACTCAAGACGACGCGCAAAGCTTGGAACCTCCGCATCGGCGGCGTGTTCGCTTTTTCAAATTCGAACCTCGGGTTCGCCGCCGTACCCTTTCGGATTTCCTCGATAAATTACGGCGAACTCACCAAGGGCGATATCGAACTAACGGCGGTCGAGGACGAGTTCGGGATTTCCTATTCCGACTTTTACACGCCGCCCGCGTCCTCGGGCGGTTGGACGAACCCCGCGCCCACGGGTCCGCCGCCCGCGCCGCTCGCGCAATTGCTGATGGAAGCGCCGTACGTCTTACAGGCAACCCCGCAGAGGTTTGTTCTCATGATGGCGGCGCGGGGCGACGGGCTTTCGACCGAGTGCGACATTCAATCGAGCACGTCGGGACCGCTCGCGCTCACAAATCAAGGGCAGGATTTCACGCCCTACGGCAAACTGCGGGACCCGTTCCCCTTGAAGCCCGAGGCCCTCGGCGCGGTCGTCATCATCGCGGGCGTGGACCTCGACACGCTCGCCGCCGCCCCGCTCGATTTTTTTTCAATCGCCGGCGAAATTTTGAGTTACGCGTCGGTCACGGCGAATATTGACGGCTCATATTCGTTGAACGGCGTCGCTCGCGGTTTGTTCGATACGCTGCCCGAGGCGCACGCGGCGGGGACGGCGGTTTGGTTTTTTGGCGAGGGCGCGGCGCTCGTTCAAGACGCGGCGTATTTGGCGGACGTGACCGTCACGGCGAAGGCGCTTCCCTCGAATTCGTTCGGCGAAACTAATCCGGCTCAAGTCCCCTCGGTTGCGCTCACGACCGTAAGCCGGGCGCAATTACCTTACCCGCCGGGCAACGTCCGGGCCAACGGGGTTTGGTATCCGGATTCGACTCTCGGGGATGCCCTTGTGACATGGGCGGACCGCCATCGTGTGAACCAAGGGCAAAACATCGTCACGCAAGACGGGGCGAGTTTTCCCGGCGGCATCGAGGGGAATTATCACATCGTTCTGAGCATCGGCGGCTCGACCGTCCTCGACCTTCCCGCGCAAACCGGGAACGCGTTCACGTTTACCGCATTGCAACGCGTCGCGGTCCCGGCGGCGGGTCCGGTCAATTTTCAAATCACGCCAACGAACGGGGCGCTCGTGGGACCGACCCGGACTCTTGTGTTTACGATGACGGGCTTCGGGTTGGCGTTCGGCGAGTTCTTCGGGGGGAGCCAAACGTAAATGGCGACATCAAACGGACCAAACCAAGGGCAATTGATAAGCGCGGCGACGGGCGATTCGTACGACGTGGCATTCCGAAAATTGCTTCGCGCATTCGACGTTCGCGTTCTGCTAACGGTGAAAAGCCGGACGAACGTCGTCCCCGGCTCGCCCGCGAACGGCGACCGTTATCTCGTGACGACGGGCGCGTCCGGCGCATGGGGCGGACAAGTGAATTCGGTCGCGGCATGGACGACCGACGACCCGGCGACGCCGGGCGGGTACTGGGAATTCCACGTCCCCGGCGAGGGTTGGTTCGCATGGTCGGCGGCGGATGCCGGGTTCTATGTATTCACGGCGGGCGCGTGGGCCGCGTTCGTGGGCGGCGGCGGCGGAAGCTCGACGCTTGCCGGAGATTCGGATGTCGTCATCGCCTCGCCCGCGAACAACGACCTTTTGACTTTCGAAACTTCTTCGGGAAAGTGGAAGAACAAACCCGCCTCGGGCGGCGGCGGCGGGAGTTCGACACTTGCCGGAGATTCGGATGTCGTCATCGCCTCGCCCGCGAACAACGACCTTTTGACTTTCGAAACCTCTTCGGGGAAATGGAAAAACAAACCCGCCTCGGGCGGCGGCGGGGGCGGCGGCGGCGTCCCGGCGGGCACAAATATATGGATTGCACTTCCGAGGTCCGCGTCAAGTCGTGACGGCCTTGGTTCGTATTCCGAGTACGGGTATCTCTCGGGCGGCGCAATCTTAGCGTTTGCGACCTCGTGGAAATTCACAATTGTTTTTAGTGACACGCCAACCCTCGGGGGGGCGGTCGTTTATCGTACCCTGCTCGATAGCACCACAATCATAGATGTAACCCCCGTGACGTTCGCCGGGGGAGCGTCTTTTCCCTATACAGCGCCCGGCAGCGGCGAGTTGATTTCCGACGCAATTGCCCTTCCGCTCGATGGAACGCACGACTATTACATCGCGACTTACTTGGTTTCCGGAACAATCATCACAGCCGATACTTTTCCCGGCTCGGTCAATTGGCAGAGATTCGGCGGATGGGTCGGGGGAAACAGAACGGGCTTGACCGCCGGGGGGACCGTCGATAGGCCCGTCGGCGAGAGTGAAATTTACCGCATCATTGCGGCATGAAACGAGGTTTCAAAATGCAAATGCTCTCGGAAAATTTCGCGGCGGCGGAACTCGATGTCGAGGGCGAGGAACCGCGCCTCGTCGCGAACGCCCTTTGGTTGTGCGACGCGATTCTCGAACCGCTCCGCGCCGAGGTCGGTCCGCTCGTCGTGCATGACGGATATCGAAATTCCGAACATAACCGGAACGTGGGCGGCGCGGCGGACTCGTATCACCTGTTCGCCGGGGACCGATGCGCGGCGGATGTCGTTCCCACATCCGGGAAGATGGTCGAGGCCTTCGATTGGCTCCGTCTCGCGTCGGACTTGCCCTTCCATAAAGTGATTCTCGAACACGACAAACTCGGGAACCCGCGTTGTATTCATATACAGGGACACGCGTACCCGGAAAACCGAACGCCGAAGCGTGAGGCCTTTACCGGACTCATCGCCGGAGCGTCGAAACAGTATCCGCAAGTGGAGTGCAAATCATGTTCGCTTTCTTAGCGGCGCTAAGCCCGAGGACTTGGCTTTATGTCGGCGGCGGCGCGTTGATTCTTTACCTCGGCGTCCATCTCTACAACGCCGGGATAACCCACGAGCGCGACAAGGCGAGGGCCGATGTGGTAAACGAGGGCGCGGCGGAACTGAAAAAGCAACGCGACGATTTTCAAGCCGCCATGAACCAAGCCCTCGACCGACAGCATTCGGCGGAAGTCGCGGCGACGGCGGCGGCGGCGAAAGTCGTCATCCTCGACACTCGAACGGCGGCGGCGCAAACCGCGCAAACCGCGACCGACAAGACGGTCGCCGCCATGCCCGACCCGCAGGTATTCGGCGACATCGTGCGCCGCATCAACCGCCGACGGCCCGAGGACGCCGCCGCCGCGTTTTACCCGGACGAGTTGCGCGTCATCGACTCGACCCTCGCGGATGCGCCGTACGATAAAGAACAATTGCAGACGGCGAACGATAAGGTCGCGGCGCTTACCGACAAATCAACCGCCGACGACGCCGAGGTCGGGGCCTTGAAGGACCAAAACGCGACGGCGCTTTCGTACGCGCAAGATTTGCACGAGCAATACGTTCTCGCTTACAACGCCGCGCAACCTCACGTTTCACTGTTCGTTCGGATTATCACACTCGGATTAAAGCGCCCGAAGAAACTCAACCTCACGCCGCCGGAGTCGATGACGCCGCCCGGCAAGCCAAAGGCGGACCATGGCAAACCGAAGGCTTGAAAACATTCCCGCGAATGAACTGGGGGCCGTCTTGCCGATGCGGAACGGCATTCTACAGGGAATCATCTCGTTTATGGCGGCGGCTCCGATGCCCGGATTCCTCAAGGACGCACGGGGCCGGGTCCTCTATTTGAACCGCGACGCCGAGGAATTGTTCGAGCGGGACTTAAAGACGGTTCGCGGGATGACGATTCCCGAGATGCTCAACATCATGCCGGGCGAGGCGCGGCGGACCATCACCACGCAAGACAGGCGCATTCTAAACAGTTCGTCGCCGCTCGTGTTCGTTGACCATGCGTTGCCGCAAGTGGGCGCGACGCGGCTCGCGACGCTAAAGTTCCGGGTACTGCTCGACAACGACGACAAGGTTATCGCCGGGCTAATCGTAAAACTGTCGTGAGGGTTTCACAAATGATAATTCCTCCGGTCACCGGAACTTACGAACAAGAACGGCTCGCGCTTTGGTTGGAGGTCGGGCGCGTGAGCGAGTCCGCCGCGCAAAACAGCGCACTAATCGGCGTGACCAAAGACAAACTCGAAGGGGACACGCGTCGGGACGTGAACGAACTCGGCGCGAAAATCCGCCGGGTCGAGAACGGCGTCCTCGTCATCAAGACGAAAGCCATCGCGTACGGAACGGCGGCGGGCTTCGCTGTTACTGGCATCATTGAAGCGATTCGATATTTCCATCGTTAGGAGAAAAAGAACATGGCACCAATAATTGCTCTACTCGCAGGAATCCCGATTGGCTTCGTCCTGGGGATTGTGGCGGTCAAGATTTGGCCCGCGAAAGCCGCCGCCGTCGTCGCCGACTACGACAAACTCGCGAAGCTATTCACCGATGGCATCGCGGCGACTCACACGAAGTTAGATTCGCTTTTGGCGAGCGCCGAGAAAGACGTACGACGCATGTAACCGTGACAGGCCCGCCCGCGTGCCTCATGGTGTAAGTATGCTGCAAAAATTGTTCAACGCACTAAGCGGGCGGACGACGGCGTTTTGCGGCTCGTTCTTTGTCGCGGGCAATGTGTTTCATTACTTCCATCGGCTCGACGGGACTTACATCGCCTTCATGACCGCTTTACTCGGTATCATCGTCGGTCACAGCGTCAAGGAAGATATTTTCGGCAAGAAAGACGCCGCCAAGATTCAAGAGGCTTAAGGCTTTTCTCGCGGAATGTTTCGCCGCCCACGGTTGCCATTGGGCCAACGGGCCGGGAGTCCCCTTTCCCGGCCCGTCTTTTTACGCGCTCGCTTTCCGCTTCCGCATGAACCCCGGCAATTCGCCGCGCTCCATTCGCTGTTTCGCGACCGCCTTGCTCGCGATGCTCCGGCGGCGTGCGGTGAGCGAGTCGCGTTGGGACGCGATGGCGTTCGCGACCTTGGGCGGCAAGGCGAGCCGCACGGGTACGCTGTTCTCGTCGATGCATTGCACGAAGATAAAGTCCCCGAGTTCCTCGTGTCGCTTCGTCTCGATGATGAAGGTTTCCGTACGCCCGGTTATGCTCTCGATGTTCTGTATCGTCGAGGGCTTGGTTCGAAGGCATACGTCGTGCAACCGGGAATAGATGCGGTCATATTTGCTTATTGAATGGTCGTCGTCCATTTGTGTGACCTCCATGTACATTATAAATTCCCGAATACGCGAATCATCAATGCTGGCGCGGGTTTCAACGACTTAGGCGGGCGGGGTTCGTTTACTTTCAACGCGAAACTATTTTTCTTGACACGGGAGTTTGCATTTTGTTCGGAATTTGATAATATGCCCGGCGTACGATGGGTTCGGCGTAAGTTTATGACCCCACGACTAAGCGGGTTACTCGACCGATTGGCTCCGGCAGTACGGGAAGAGATTCGCCGCGACTTCGCGCCGAATTGCTGTATCGCGACCGCCGCCATCCTCCGGCGCGTGTTCCGTCATTTCCGCTTCGAGGCGCTCCCCGTCCCGGTCGAGGTCGTCATTCGTAATCGCCGGATGGTCGAGCTATTGAAACGGGGGGTCAAGGTTCCCGGCGACCCGGCCCGAATGCGCGAATGGTTCAAAGCGACGGGTTCTTACTCGGTCGGAATCACGCGGGAATCGCCAACCCCATTTAAGGGCGGCGGGTTCTCCGGTCATCTCGTCGTGCGGGTTCAAGACGTGCTCGTCGATGCTTCGCTCGAACAGGCGAACCGCCCGCAATGGAACCTCGCCGTCCCGCCGTTCATGGTGAGCAACATCGCGCCCGGCTTCATGGAAGGGAAAACGCAAGTCGGCGGCGTGAACGGTTGCGAGGTCGCATATACCCTGCTCACGGGCGATTCGACTTGGAGGTCCTCGCCCGATTGGACGGACGAGGACCGCGCCCGGCGAGCGGTGAACGCCATCATCGCGAGGGTTCGATGGTCGGGGACGTGTCCGGCGACGATGCCGGGAAAATGCCATCCGTTAGATTTTGCGACCGCCGTCAACGGCGAGGGCCTTCGGGAACGCGAGGGCGACTATGGTCGAGGTTAGGGTTTCCGAAACTCCGGTTTGCGACTTCTGCTCGGACCCGAATCCCGTCCGCGTCTTTCAAGCGTCCGACTTCATCATGGACAAGTCAACCGCGACGCTCCCCGCGCTCGGCTCGCGGGGCGGTTGGACGGCGTGCGAGGCGTGCGGCGGATTCATCGACGCCCGGAATTGGGAACGGCTCCGGCTCCGGGCGACCGACGCTCTCTCAAGAAAGTATCAAGGGATTCCGGGCATCTCGCGGGCCATGATTAAAGGCATAGTCGATAGGGCGCAAAAGATGTTCCGCGAGCATATGAGGCTCGACGCATGAGCGAAAGCCCGATGATGAAATGGTTCGGCGTTTCGTGGGGCGCTCCGATGTGCGACGAGGGTCCCCACGTCCCGCCGCCCGAGGACGAGTCGGAGGTTTGAAACGATGGCGAATGTACTTCGCGTTCAAGATGTCGAGGTTGATACCTCGGACCCGGCGGCGGGGTTGCGGAAATATATAGAACTCTCGTTCGAGATGCTCAACCGGGACGCGCCGCCCGAGGGGTTCTTCTATAAGAACTCGTACGATTTCCTCTTGCGTCACGGGAAGGCCTTCGAGCCGCGAGAACTCCCCGCGAAGATGTGGCAAGGACCGCCGCGAGCGTGTTACGGGAATTCCATCGTCCTCGGTGTCGTCGCGGGCCTTCGGTACGTCGAGGGAATCGCGGTTCCGCAAATCACTTCGGGCGCGTTCTTCCCGTGCGAGCATGCATGGAATACGGACGCCGAGGGGCGCTTCGCCTTCGATGCGACTTGGCACGAGCCGGGCGTCGCTTACTTCGGCGTCGAGTTCTCGGTCGAGCGGGCCGACGATGCCACTTGGAACGGCGACTCGTGCGTGCTAAACGACTATCAAAGGCGGCATCCGTTGATGCGGCAAGAATGGAAGGGCGAGGATTGGGCGAAGCGTTGGCCTAAAAGCCGCCGCCTCGATTTAATCCGCCGCAACTACAAGGCGGGGAACTGGCGACGCCATCCATCGCCGGAACCAAACCTCACGGCTCGGGAAATGGCAGCGAAAATCCGGGAGATGTTCGAAGCGTTCGAGGACGACGACGGCGAAACGCGCATCGAATTGGAGGTTTCGAAAGCAACCGAATCGGACCTCGACGACATCCGGGCGCATCTCACGCCGGAGGAAAACGCGAAACTAAAATTGAGGAGAGAAAAAACAGAATGGACGAGCAAACGTTCGTAAAAGCGGCGGAAATCATCGACGAGATTATCCGAAAGACGGAAGCTTTCCTCGTCGTATTCGAATGAACGACCCGAGTCCGTTCGCCGGGCGAGTCAAGCAACCGCGCATCGTCGGCACGGTCGAACAATGCCGCGAAGCGTTGCGGAACCATCGCCGCGCCTTCCATGGGACCGAGGACTTCGCGCCGTTCTTCGATTGCGGCGCGTGCGCCGTGCTCGAACGGGCGTTGACCCAAGCCGAGCGCGAGGCCTCGTCGCCGCCGGGGGCCGTCCAATGAGTTTTTTTGGAGGTCTGGATATGAGCGACAACGAGACGCCGCCCGTCAACCCGCTTAGTCTTTACGATGTGGCGGTGACGACGGACCGCGTTCTTAAAATCAAACGCGCCCTCGAAGCGGCGGGCCTAAAGTGCCACATCGAGACGAACATTTCGGTTAGCTTCGGCCTCGACGTTAGCTTCGGCCTCGACATCCGGGACCCGGCGGAAAAGAAACGGCGGAAAAAATGATTGCAACTATCGCCTTGAACGAAGGGGACCGTCAAATGATTTTGCTCGCGCTCGCGGAACTGGCATTGAGTCGGCCCGGATGGGACGACGCCCTTCGCCGAATCGCGGAGCATTATCGCGGCTCGGAGATGTTCGAGCAATTCAAGGTCACGAGCGCGGACCGCGTAAAAGCCGAGCGAGGTCCCTTGTTATGAGTTACGAGGACGAGGACGGTCCCGACTTCGCCGACCCCGGCGGGCGCTCCGCACTCCGGGCAGCGACGAAAAAGAACCCGCGTAATCTTCCCTGCCCGAACTGCGGGAAGAAAAACAAACTAACCCCGGCGGACCGGACGCTCGGTTACCAGTGCGACGAGTGCGCCGACGCGCTAGAGCGAGGGGGTTACTAAAAATGATTTCTTACATCGGTGAGCGCGGCGACATCTGCCAAGTTTGGCGGGTCGAGGGCAACCGTCGGACCCGGCTCGACCCGCGCCGTTCGCAAAAGCTTTTTAATCACTCCCCGGACGGCTTCGAATGGGGTTATGGCGGGTCGGGTCCGGCGCAACTCGCCCTCGCCCTCGTGCTCGACGCCCTCGACGACGACCGCCGGGCCGTCGCCATTCATCAAGATTTCAAGTTCCGCATCGTCGGGCGCATGGCCCACGAACAATGGGAACTCTCGCAGGAATCCATCCTCGCGACCATTTGGGAAATCGAGGCGGACCGAGCCGCCGCCAAATGAAAACGGCGAGCCGCGAGGCCCGCCGTCGTGAGGCCCGAGGGCCTTACCCGACTTGGGTCATCATCCGCGTTTCCGGGTCGAACCAACCGTGACGCCGCCCGACGCCCTTCGAGCCGAGCGTCGTAAAGTCGAAATATCGTTGGCGCTCGGTCGCGGCAATGTTCGCCGTCATGTACGGCGAGACGAGGCCGTAAGAGTCGCCGAGATAGCAGGAACCGAAAATCGCGCCGCATTTGGCGCAAGTGTAGACGCCGCGAACGGCGGCGAGTTCTTTGTTCCCCCGAACGTTGTCGCACGCTCGGCATTGATTTACGGGGCGGTTTGTGATTTCGTTTTCCATGTCGCGAGAATACCAAACCGCTTAGGTTATTGGGAAGATGCCCGAAGTTACCCGAGCGAGGTTACCGACGGCATCTTGGAAAGCAAACCGCTTAGGTTATTATCGGGGCATGGAAAACCTACTCACTCTCGAAAGTCCTGAAATTGTTAACTTCCTTGCCGCATGGGTTCCGCCCTTCGGTCACGCGACGCGAGCCGTCGAGCGCCGGAAATACATCGCCCTCGATTACGACAACGGTCCCGATTCTTGGTCGGGTTGCTTCCTTGTTGACCGTGTGACTCATCGCATTTACAGCATCAAGGGTTATGGGGTTCGCGGGTACGACCGGGGCACGGTCGAGGAAATGACGACCAAATGCACGAGGGCGCATTACGAGCGCGAGTCAAAGGCGGCGACTCGGGCGCACTATCAACGCGAAGCCGCCCGCGAGTTGCCGGACGATTGCACGACGACCATCGACGGCGACCCCGGTTTGTGAAGGCCGGGCAGAACCGGGGGCCGGGCCTAGTCGCCCGGCCCTTTCGCTTTTCCGGGTAACCTCGGACCGGGGTTACTTCGGTTACATTGTGAACCAATGCGCTTAGGTTATTATCTAGACATGGAAAAACATCATCACAGTTTCAAACATAAAAACGGCACATCGGCGGTGTGTGAATGCGGCGCAACCCGATGCAAGGGCACAATTCAACAAGTGGGTTATTCGACCGGGAACACTTGGAATAGTCAATGTCGCCGCGCCGCATTGCCGGGCGCTTCGTTTTGCGCTAGATGCGCCGCCGCGAGAATTACCCTCGACCACCGGGTTAATTGTCCAGCGAACGCGGGCGACCGTTGCACTTGCGGCTTTGTCGCCGACCAAAAGGCGGCGTCCTAATGACGGACATCTCGAAGGCGGCGGCGGCGATGGGACGGCGAGGCGGTTCGGTGACCTCGCCGCGCAAGGCGAAAGCGGTCCGGGAAAACGGCAAACTCGGCGGGCGTCCAATCAAATATTGCCCGGCGTGCATCGAGGAACTCGACGAGCAAATCGCGCTCGCGAACGGAACGTGCAACGGTTGCGGTTCTTATTTTGCGAATGCGGTCAAATCTTCGGAGGTTTCCTAGGTGAAAAGGTCAATCGCAATTCTTATCCTCGGCGTCGCCGCACTCGCGGCGGCAAAAGACAAACCCGGTTACACGGTGACGACCGACCGTTTTACAGGCGTGACCAAGGTCGAGATGCTCCCGGTCGTCGTCGCCAATCCCAATAACCCGATGCGGGGGACCATTACAACTCTTGCGATGTCGCTCGCGTATTTCAACGACGACGCCGAGGGCCGGGTCCTCTTGGTCGTGACATGCGTCGCCGATAATTGGCGGTTCCTCGATGGAGCCGATATTCGTTTGCTCGCCGACGGGACGCCCATCGACCTCGGACACTTCGAGGAACATAAGGGCGAAGTGGGCGAGCGGTTCGGCGACGTTCGCACGTTCGAAAAACTCGGCGGGTACGTTCCCCGCGCAACCTTCGACCGAATGGTCGCCGCGAAGAAACTGGAAATCAAAATCGGGCAGTTCGAGGGCGGGGTCAACGACAAGGGCCTCGACAAGATGCGGGCGTTTGCCGGAGCGATGGCGACGGTCCCGGCGAAGGCGGACCGATAATGCATCGTGACCCGGTAAAAAGCGAAAGCGAGCACAGGCAGGACGAATGCATCCATCGCCTCGAACCCGTGAACCCGGAGAAAGAACACGGGTTCCGATGGCATTGTGTGAAGTGCGGAAAATGGCTGTATCGAAAAAACGGGACTGTCATTGCGGCGCGAGCGTCTCGCCCCCGGTAACCTCGGACCTGGTTACTAACGGCATCTTCAAAACCTATACGCTTAGGTTATTATCTAACCATGGCAAACACAAACGCAACCCGAGACGGTTCAAATTTTGAGGTTCTCTTGAAAACTGTAGTCGCAATTCTCGCCTTTATCATCGGCCTCGCCGCACTCGCGGCGACGGCTCAAGTCGTAACTATCCCGGAAGGAACCGCCGTTCGCGTACGTTTGGCGGAAACCATCGGGAGCGCGTCGGCTCATGTCGGCGACGCGGTTCGAATGGAAATTCTCGACGACGTGCAAGTCGGCGGCTCGACGGTCATCCGCCGGGGGTCGTTGGCAATCGGCGAAGTCACGGTCGCGGAAGAGAAAAAGCGAATGGGCCGGGCCGGTAAAGTGGCGTTCGCCCTCGACTACCTCGTCGCCGCCGACGGCTCGAAAATCGCCGCGAGCGCGACGCGCAAACAAAAAGGCTCGAACTCTGCCGGGACCATCACGACGGGCATCGTCGTTAGCGCGGTTGTATTCGCGCCCGTCGCTCCCCTGTTCCTGCTAAAACACGGCAAGGACACGGCGGTCCCGTTCGGAACCATCTTCCCCGCGTTCACGACCGCCGACGCTCCGGTTAACGTCGGCCCGGTCGCGGTCGCGGTTGCTCTCCCGGTCGCGGTTGCTCCGCGAGCCGTCCCGCAATCGCCGACCTCAACCGAGCACGCCGTCGAGGGTTACACGTTGTCGGGTCCCGGCGCGGGTTCGACGACTTACACGGTCCCCGATTCCGAAATGAGCGTCGGGGATGCAGCACGAGCGGCGCGGGCGAAGAAAGCCGCCAAGGAAGCGGGCAAACAATGAAAAGCGAGCACACGGGCGTAATTCCCACGGCGCACGGCGCGAGCGAAACGAACGAATACCCGCACGGCGTCGCGTGCGCCAAGTGTCGAGCGGAGCAACGCTGTAACTATTGCGGAAGCGGGGAGGATTGGCGGGCGCAACATTGCACGAACGGGCGTTGCTTGGGATGTTGCCGCAAGCATTGCGAGCATCGAACCTGCTAGAACAGCGCCGGGAAAATACGAACGGGACCCGCGACGAACGGGTCCCGTTTTATTGTTGCCCGGTCCCGACCGGGCGAACAATGGCTCGGAAGCAATTCCAAGCATATCAAAAACTCCGGGGTTGCAAAGGGGCCGGGACCGTGGGAAGCTTGAACCGTGCAAGGACTCGCCAATCATGAAGGCCCGCGTTATCGTCGTCAATCTCCGGACCGTGTTCCTCGTCTATTGCCCGGAGTGTCACTCGGTCGTGCGGGCCGAAAGTTTGCTCGACGCCGAGACGGTTCGCGGGCGTCACGTCTGCCCGGAGCCGCCGCCGCGCTTATCGCTTAGGCTTCCGCCGCCTCGTATCCGTCGCGTTTTCTGCGTGTACTAGAATTGCCTCGCACATCCCGGTAAAAGTCTGCATTTCGCTTTTGGTCAAGGGCGCGAAAATGTTTTTATTCGCGGCGTCCTTGGTTCGTTCCGAACCCGCGATAAGTTTTCGCCCTTTTGTCGTCGGCACGACGAGGGCCTCGCGGCGGTTCTTCGGGTTGCGGACCCGTGCAACGAGTTTTCGTTGTTCGAGCCGGTCGATGATGAGTACCATCACGTTCGGGTTAATGTTGAGGGCGTCGGCGAGCCGCAATTGCGAATACTTGCCCTCGATTGCGGCGCGGATAATCCAGAGGTCCCGAACGCTTACTCCGACCTCTTCGATACAACGCCGTTCGGCGCGGGCGGCGATGAGTTCGAGCGCGAGCGCGGCGCGGAGCACGGGCGCGTCGCGCAAGCCCGGCGCTTTCAGCATGGCAATAATGTCGTGATGCGCCATTATTCGGAAAATACTATCATCAATGGGGTTAAAACTCGAAAACTGCGGCATTCGTTCCGAAAATTGGAACAGGCTTGCATCGAGCATACGAAGGGACTCCAAGCCAAACGGTAGCTTGCAAAGGTCCTAACAGGGAAAACCAAATTAAACGGTAAACCCATCTTGGCGCGTTGTCCGGTAGATATGTTGTGCGGACCGTATGTTCGACATATGATTACCCGAACGTATCGAAAACGCGAATGTCGCAGATTGTAACAGGATTTGCACAAGAAAATTGGAAAATTTGCAATATGCCGATTGACTTCACAGTGCCCGCGAGCGTATTACATTTCCGAACGGGTCGGGGTTCGGCCCCGAGTATGTACGCGTTTTATCTTCGCTGGATTCAAAAGCGCCACATCTTCGGGCCTGTTCGGGCGGGAACCCCGGCTCCAATTTTGAGATGAATCCAGCGAACGGCAAGCGTTTTCCGAATCCAGCATATTGGGCAACCCGTTCGGGAAACAATTGCAAGGGGAGCGCCGGGCGGTTCGTCGCCGTCCGGCGTTCTTGGGCTTTGTTCTTTTCCCGAACGGCATCCGCGAGCGGTTCCCCGAATCCAGCGACACGTAATTTTCGGGACGCCGCCGCCTTATCCTCGTGCCATGTTCGGACGTTCGGAAATCTGGTACAGTCGTTTCGAATCCAGCGGGGCCGATGTTGCCGGGAAAGGCGGCGACAATGGCTCGACGACGATACCAAGAACCGAGGCCCGTTCGACGAAAAATCGGGACCGAGGAATTTTGGGTGTTACGTTGGCGGGAAGATGTTCTCGTCAATGGGAAGCTTTCAAGACGGGCAAGGAAAACGAGGCTTGGGCGTGTCGGATATACCGAACAGGACGAAAAGGAAGGCCGACTTACATATCGGCTCGCGCTCCGGGAACGGGACGGCTTGCTCGCCAAGGTCAACGGGTACGCATACAAGCCCACAAGTACCCTCACGTTCGGCGAATTGGCGCGGCGATGGCGCGAGTCGGTTTATCCGCATCTCGAACCCTCGACGCGATACCAGAACCGATGGCACGTCGATAAGTTCTTGCTCCCGCTCTATTCCGATTACCAGATTGAAGCGGTCACGCAAGAGGCTTTGCAATGGGGCGTTGCTCGGATGGCGGCTCGGACGACCGGGCCGGTTATCCGGAACATCGTCGGGACTCTGCAAGGACTTTTCAAAATCGGGCGGGAATGGGGTTACCCGTGTCCGCCGATTTTGCGAAAGGTCCTCAAGATTCCGTCGCACGTCCCACGGGGCGAGAGCATGAAGTTTTACTCCATCGAGGAAGCGATGCAAATTTGCGAACAGGCCGGGCCGTACTTCGGGTTTGTATTCCGGGTACAAATGGCCCTCGGGCTTCGCCCGTGCGAGGTCCTCGGGCTTATGCTCGGGGATTTCGATTTCGCGAATAAGCGCGTGACCATTCGGCGAAAAGCTTGGGGAAAGCATCTTCGCGTGACCAAGGCGAAGCGCGAAAAATTCGTCGCTTTGTCGCCGGAACTCGAAGAGGCCCTCGGGCGGTTCCTCAAATCCGAATGGATTCCAAATCCCGAAAATTTGCTTTTTTGCAACGTCCGACGTAAAACGGCTTTGCGGTATAAGTTCCTCATGTACTCCGTTTTGCATCCGACACTCGAACGGCTCGAATTCCCGAAGCGGGGGTTACACGCGTTCCGCCACACGGCGGCGAGCGTGGTATTCGGCGGCAACGTCCAACGGCTCGCGATTTCAAAGGTCCTCGGACACTCGCCGAACTCTCCCCTCGATTTGCTTTACGAACACATCCTCGGCAACGAGGACGTTCGGGCGGCGAATCTGCTCGGGGCGACAGCGTTCGGAATGTCGAAAAAGGCGTCGGCGGGCGTGGGGCGAACAGATGGCGAAAGCGCCGGAAGTTTGTGTCCAGATGTGTCCGGCAAAAAGCGTAAGTTATTGACGGCGTAGGCGGTTACACGTCCGGGCTTTAAATCGCGGTGAATGAAAGCCCGGCAAAATTGGCAACGCGGCTCCGTTGGATTCAATAAGTTACAAGGACCCCGCGAAGGCAATTCTGTAAGTTGTGTCCCGTAAACGCCGAGTTTTGTGTCCAGATGTGTCCGGCGTAGGGGTCCGGGATGCATGGCGACGAGGCGGCAACGCCATTTCAGAATTCGAACAAGCGACCCGGCTCCGGGACGGCGTTTTCGGAATTTCATCCAGCTATACGGCGTCCGCGCCCTCGCCCGCGAAATGACGGTACACGAGGCGACGGTTCAAGATTGGAGCGCCGGGCGCAAGCTTCCCTCGCTTCCCAACCTCACGAAGTTAATAGCGTTTTCCGAATCCCTGCTTACGAGGGCGAAACCGCCCGTCGATATCTTCGGCGACGGTCGTCCCCTCGGCTTGAACGACATCCTCGAATATCGGGTCGAGGAATTCAAGGAAAGGCCGAAAGCATGACCGAACGCCAATTGCTCGAAATCCTGTTCAAAGGCCGCGACGCCATCGGCCCGGCGCTCGACCTCATGCGCCAAGGCAAGACGGCGGACATCGAACTCGCGTTGCGCCCTCTGCTCGAAGCGGTCGGGAAATACATCTCGCAAAACACGCGAATTTGCGAGCGTGTCGATTGCAAGGGATTGTTTCTAAAAATGTCGGCGCGGCGGAAGCAATTTTTCTGCTCGGAGCGTTGCGCCCACGTCGTCGCGGTCCGAAAACATCGGCGGCGGAAAGGCATCACGTCGGGACATACGGCGAAGGGGGCGGCGGCATGACATGGCGGGTTGGGAAAAACGTCCCGGTCAACGTTTACGACGACGAGCGTCCGGTTTGTCAAACGCATACGGCGGTCGATGCCCGGCGCATCGTCGCGGCGGTGAACGAGTACGGGCGGCGGACGAAAGCCGCCCACGACTTCAAAAACCGATTGACCCATCTGATGTTGCTCATCGAGACGAACGACATCGCCGGGGCGAAAAAGGAAATTCACAGGCTCGCGGCGGACGCCGCCGTCGCGGAATTGGGGGCGAGTTGAGCGAGCGCCTAAAAATCAGTGTTACGAAAACGGTTGGGCGCAATTCCATCACGCGGGCCATTGAATTGCGCCTCGACCCGTCGGACACGCGAATAGATGCCCTACTACAACGGCTCGAAGCCGAGAAACCCTTCGAGGCGACCCCCGAAAGATTGGCGGAAGAACGTAGACAGTTTTTGAGGGGCCGGAAATGAGCGAGCGGAAAGAATGGCTAGAACAGCGTATGAAGGGAATCGGCGGCTCGGACATCTCGGCGATTCTTTTGTCGAACCCATGGCGGACCCCGCTCGACGTATGGCTCGAAAAGATGGGACGCGCCGAACCGTGGGCGGTCGAGCCGGAGCGCGTCAAGTGGGGCCGATTGCTCGAAGCGCCCATCGCTCGCGGGTACGCCGAGGCGATGGAACTCGGGCCGGACGAACTGTTCGAGCCGGGCTTACTCAAGCATTCGCAAATCCCGTGCATCCTCGGAACGCCGGACCGCATGTATACGTCGCAACCTCGCGGCGTCGAAATCAAGGCGGTTAACCAGTTCGCAAAATCCGAATACGGCGAGGAAGGGACCGACGCGGTTCCCGACCATTACCACCTACAAGCGGACCACTATCTATTTTTGACGGACTTCACCGAGTGGGATTTGCCGATTTTGTTCGGCGGGCAGCATCTCGGCATTTTCACGGTAAAGCGGAACGTTCTGCTCGACGCCATCATCGCCGAGGCGAGCGCGAAGTTCTAGCGCGATTACGTCGTCGCGGACCGGGTTCCCCCCGTCGATGACACGGCGCGTTATGGCGAATACCTCGCGGGCGTCTTTCGCAATTCCACATCGCGGCAATTCCTCGAACCGACCGACGAGTTCCTCGCATGGCTCGAACGGATTCGTGAGGCGAAACGGGCCGTCGCCCTCGCGGAACAAATCAAACAAGAGGCCCGCAATCACATTATGCAAATAATCGGCGAGGCGAAAGGCATCAAGACGCCGGACGGCAAAAAAGCCCAATGGATTCGACCGAAGCCCGCGACTGCGACGGATTGGGAAGGCCTCGCGAAACATCTTCAACCAACCCCGGAGCTAATCGCGACGTACACAAAATCCAAGGAAAGGGCCGCATATCTGCGGACAACGTTCCCCGATGACGAAGAAACCGAAGGACGACTCGAAGGTTCTCCCGGATTCGATTCCCGCCAACCCGCAACCCATTCCCCGGCGTAAGACGTTTGTCGAGCGCGAAGTCGAGGTCCCGCTTACCGACGAGGAAAAAGCGAAATTGAGCAAGCAACTCGTCGAGGCGCTCGAAGGCTTGGAGGACGCCGAGGACCGCAAGGCCGAAGTTACTTCGCAGTTCGCGGGCGAAATCAAAACCTACAAGGCCGCGTACAAATCCCTCGTGCGGGCGCTCCGGCGCGGCTTCGCGATGCGGACGGTTCGTTGTAAGTGGGAATTCAACAAGCCCAAGGAAGGGTTAAAGCAACTCATCAACCCCGAGACGACCAAGGTCGTCGAAACGGCGCAAATGAGCGAGTTCGAAAAGCAGGAATCGCTATTCCCCGAGGAAGATTCGGAAAAAACGAACGAGGAAAAACCGAAAACCGAAAAACACAAGGTTGACGACAAACCGCTCGCGTCGAGCGAGAAAGGCCCGGTCATGTAATGGCGACCGCTCATCATGCCGCGACCGTCGTCGAGGGCTTCGGGACCATCGAGTCCCGCGCCGCGAATGAAATCGCCGCCTCGTCCCTGCAAGCCGAGGCGATGGCGGCGATACAGGCCCGCTACATCGTCGCCCGGCAGAGTCCCCGCGACCTCGTGAGGTTCCGGCAAGGCATCCTCGCGTTATGCCGTAATCCGAAATTCGCGGACGAGGCGCTTTACGAGAAACCCGTCGGCAACGACGAAACGGTGACCGACTTTTCCATCCGGTTCGCCGAGGCCGTCGTCCGCTTTTATGGAAATCTCGACGTTGCGGTCGAGGCGACGTTCGACGATGCGACCCGCCGAAAAATCCGGGTCACGGCGACCGACCTCGAAAACAACGCGACGTTCCGCTCGGACCGGATGCTCGAAAAAACTGTCGAGCGCAAGTTCCCCGGCGAGCGGAAAGTTCTCGCCGAGCGGCTCAACTCCCGGCGGCAAAAGGTTTACATCGTCGCGGCGACTCCCGAGGAACTCATTACGAAGGAATCGGCGGAAGCAAGCAAGCTTATCCGTACAAACGTGATGCGGTTTGTTGATGAGGACCTCAAGGACGAGGCGCACAAAGTAATCGAGACGACGCTAAAAACGGCGGCGTCGAACGACCCGGCGGCGCGGATAACCCGCCTCGTCGTGGCGTTTGCAAAATTCGGCGTACTCGCGGACAAGCTCGCCGAGGCCCTCGGGCACCCAATCGAACAGGCGACCACGGGCGAAATCGTCGAACTACAAAAGCATTGGGTCGGGCTTCGCGAGGGCGAGGTTTGGACCGACATCCGCGACGCCATGGTCGCGAAGCGGAAAGCGACATCGGCGGCGGCGACGGCGAGCACGGGAGCGGGTCCCGTGACCTCGGCAACGCAGCCGACGACCGCCGGGGCGTCGAGGGAGGTCGCGGGAACGCGGTCCGACGCCCTCGCGGAAAAACTCGCGCCCGGGCAACCCGGTTCGCAGGATAGGGCGCAATCGAGCGATAAGGGGCCTAGCAGCGACGAACCTACGCCGAGCGTATCGTCCCCGTCGCCGACGATGGACCCCGGCAAAACGGGCGGGAAATCGCCGGACGCGGCAATCCCCACAAGTTCGACTCAACCAACCCAATCACAACCGTCGGGCGGCGAGTTATTTCCGCGAGATGACAAGCCAACGACCCGAGGGTCGAAACGGAGTTGAGTCGATGACCGGACGCGGAACGGGGAATATTATCCGCCGTTTTCGCGTCCGGTTCATATGAAGCGCCGCAACAAGCGGCGCAAGGAAGCGGCGCAATGGGCGACCTCTGGTTTAAGTTTTGGGCCAAAGATTTCCTTACGGACCATGATGTCGATGCGCTCGAAGATGGGGCGGCGGTCGTGCTCGTCCGGGTTTGGTGCCTGTGCTGTATCGACGGGAGCGCACCTAGTGAACCGGGCGACCTCGCCCGGCGCATCATGCGCCGATACGACCGCGATTTCCAACGACAGTTCGAAGCGGTTAAACCCTTTTTCGAGTTGAGGGAAGGCCGACTCTACTCGAAGCGCATGGAGCGCGAAAAATGGATGAGCGAGCGCGGGCGAAAGGGCGCTCGGGCGGCGAACGCGAACGGGCGCGGCGTCGTCAAAGCGCCGCAACAAGCGCCGCAACAAGCGGCACAACAAGCGGCGCAAGGAAGCGGCGCAACAAGCGGCGCACAGAAGTTAGAAGTCAGAAGTCAGAAAGAACTAGAAGTCAAAGGCATTCCCTTAACCCTTACAGCAGTAAAGGGATTAGCAGTAATAGAACCTGTGGAAATTGTGCAAAACCCGCTCGCCTTCGAGCGAAATGTTCCTACAGGAACACTCACGCAAAACCAAATGCAACCCCTTGCCAATGAAGGGTCAAGGGTTTCGATACTGCAAGCGGCAGAGCACGCGCAAAATCGTTTGCTCGCGTTGAGGAAAACCGCAAAAAAGCAAATCGGGTTCGTGATGGCGTCGGGTGTCGAACTCGAAGTCGAGGTCGCCGATGGAACCGCCAAACGATGAACGCGGCCCGCGCCCGGCATGCTGGCGAGAGTCCGAGGGTTGGCTTTGTTCGTGGGCGTGGACTCATCCGCCGGACCCGCGCCCCGAATCCGACGCGGCGGCGGTCGGTTGGTTGGAGCAACGAAAAAAATTCGATGCGGGCGAGCGCAAGCGTCCCGCGAGTGTGAAGCATGGCGACGAAAGCGCAATTCGCGTTGTTCGATGAGGTCGAGCCGGAGCCGGAGAAAGCGAAGCCGCCCGCGACCGCGACGTTCGACGCGAAACAATCCGAGGCCCGCAAGCGCCGGGGGATGAGCGCCGCCGCGTGCGTGCATGGCGTTCTGCTCGATGAATTGCGCCCGGCGATGGAATTCCTCGCGATGTCGCGGCCCTCGCGGGAAGCCGACGGCGACGACGTGCAACGTTGGCTCATCGAGCACGGCCACACGTCGGCGGACCTCGGCAACGCCGCCGGGAGCGCGTTCAAATATTCGGCTTGGGAACCAACCGGCGAATGGAAGAAAAGCGAACGCGCCTCGAACAATGGGCGCAAATTTCAAGTGTGGCGGTTGAAATGATTAGACGACATCGCGAGTCGCTATGGCGAAGGCCTTTCCGTCCCATCATCGAGCGGGCGTTGAGCGCGTTTGCACAATCCGAAACAGAAGTTCGAGAACTTGAAGGCCCGCGAAAAAGCGTTGCGAGCCGCGCTCAACGCGGCTTATCCGTACGCGGACTTTGTGGACGCGAAAGAAGTGAAGCAAATGCGCCGCATTTGGAACGATGAAATCCGCCGCGCCCGAGGTTTGAAGCCGCCGCTTTGGACCCGGAAACGCGCAATTCGCGATGTGGAAAAACTCATCGCGAACGAAAAACGTTATGGAACGCAGGAATCACTAGAGCGGCTCGTCGCGGCTTTGCCATGGCGACCGCCGGGAGTGTGAACGATGGCAACGAAGCGTCAAGGGAACGATTGTTACGAAAAAGCGGATGCGGACGAACCTGTTTTTACATTGCGAGCGCAAGACATGACCGCCCCCGTCGTTGTCGGCGTTTGGATTGTTTTTCAATTCGTCGCCGATTTGATTTGTCGGCAACCCGTCTGCTCGGCGGCGAAGCTTCGCGAGGCCTTCGAAGTCGCCCTTGCGATGCGTGAGTACAACCCGGCGAAACGAAAGTTCCCCGATTGAACAGGAAAGCAATCCCGCGAGCCGAGTTCGAGGACGCCCAAAGCGCATTGATGCGTGCGGGGATGCCGGGGGACCCTTGCGGGCGTTGCGGATGCCGGAGAAAAAATCATCTTCCCGCCCCGATGTTCTCGTTCGCGAAGAGTGGCGGAAGTTCCGGGAAGTCGCACGAGATACCCGTCCTCGCGCCGACTTGTTGCGATTGCCCGTTTTGCATTTGCTCGTGCGTGGGATTCGTCGAACCGTTCGCCGGGCAGAAGTTCACGCGATGCGTTTACGAGCCGACAACCGACGCCGGAGTTTTGCGTCCCGCGCCGCCCTCAATTGCGGTCGAACAATGGGAAGCGCCCACGGCAGAACCCGCGCCCATGGCGGCGAAGCCGAGGCGCACAAAACAGCAAGCGATTGCAGAGCAATCGAGTTTGTTCGGATGAACGCGGAAAACACTCGCAAGGAACTGGCCCGGCTCCGCGCCGCGCTCGAAGGCGAGCAGGACTCGGGAATTAGGCGAGTAATTCAACATCGAATTGCAACGCTAGAACGGCAATTGGAAAAACTGAAAGCCGAGGGAAAGGATTCGGAGCCATGATAGAAGCTTGGTTCGATGGCGTTTGTGAACCGCGCAACCCCGTAGGTCACGCGGCATATGGGGCGCTCGTGAAAGCCGACGGCGAGGTCGTCCTCAGCGAAGGCGTATATGTGGGGCATGGGTCGAAGATGTCGAACAACGTCGCCGAGTATTCCGCGATGATTGCGGTCCTTCGCAAGCTTGCGACCTTGCAGGATTACGCGCTCGTGCGCGGCGACTCGATGCTCGTCATCAACCAATTGCGCGGAACGTGGGAAGTTCACGGCGGCTTATATGTCCCGTACTACCGGGAAGCGTTCAAACTGTTCGACCCGATTCGCGGTCGGGTCGCGCTCGAATGGATTCCCCGCGAGCGAAATTCCGAATGCGATGTGTTATCGAAGCAAGTTTTGCTCGACCGTGGCATTCGTTTCCGAATCCAACCGGGACCGGGCGCGGGCGCGGGCGACATGGCAGGGTATAACGATGCTCGTTGATGTCCTCGATTTTACGGTTCTCGGGGTTCCGGCTCCCCAAGGCTCGATGCGGGCGATTATGCCGAAAGGTGCGAGCCGCCCGATTCTCAAGGGCGACAACGAACGCACGCAACCTTGGCGGCAAGCGGTCGGATGGGTTGCGCTTACGGAAAGGAATCGGCAAGGGTTCGAACTGATAAAGCGACCCGGCGCGGTTCGAATGGAATTGGGATTTTTTTTCGAACGCCCGGAGCGAGCGAAGAGTTCGCTAAAGACGACGAAGCCGGATATCGACAAGCTTCAACGCGCCGCGCTCGACGCGCTCACGGGCGTTTTGTTCGAGGACGATTCGCAAGTCGTGAGCGTGATTTGTACGAAAGATTTTGGAAGCCCGGCTCGCATGATGGCGCGGGTTTGGACGGTTGGTTGAACATCGCGGAAGGGAAAAACAAGTGCAGCTAAGTATCAGGATTGAAGGCCTCGACGACTTCGCCGACTTCACATTGCGCCAAGTGAAGCGGCTCGCCTATTCCACGGCGAACGCGCTCAACTCAACCGCCAAGGATATTCAACTCGAAGAACGCGCCGAACTCGACCGTCGGTTCGTCATTCGGAAAAACCGATTTATGTATTCGCTTATTAAAATCTCGCGTTTTGCTCGTGTGACCGACAACGCGGCGGGGACGCGAATTCAATCGCTCTATGCCGAGGTCGAAATCGACTCATCGAAAACCCGCGTTCTATTGCAAGAATTTCAAGAGGGCGGTTACAAGGACCCGTCGTTCGGAAAACATATTGCGGTTCCGGTCACGGGAAGCGCGGCTCGTCCGTCGTTCTCGGACCCGGTAACAGCGGCGTTGATGATTTCGCGCCTCAATTTCCAATCGCACACGACCGCGACCGGAAAAATCCAATGGGAAGGCGAGCGCCGGACTTACATCGTCCCGGACGTGGGAATTTTTCAGCGGTCGGGCGGCGTGAGGTCCTCGCGGCGAGCGGATAGGTTTTTGGGGAAAAGCGGGCAGCGGCTCGCCGATGGGTCCGAACTAATTTACAAATTCGTGTCGCGTGCGCCATTGCGCCGACGGTACGACTTTCTCGCGGTCGCCGAGCGCGTGTTCGAGGAACGATGGGACCGGAATTTTGAAATTGCTTATGGTCAATGAAATGTACGACGCCGCCGAACAAGTAATGCGCCTCGGCGCAACTCTCACGCCGGATATTCGCGATTTGATGCGCGAGGTCGGTCACTTGCTCGATTCCTACGCGGACAACGCAACCCGGCGGCATTTTGTCGAAATGCTCGCACTCTTCGGCGATATTTGCCGAGATGGGGCGACTTGCGAAGATTTGATTTTGCTCCGCGACTATTGCGCGGACGCCATCGAGCACACGCGAACATTGACGAACGGCGCGGAGTTGCGGCGCGTGGTGTATGTCCTCATGGCGGCGGAAGCGTATTTTGTGACGCCGAAACACTGTATCGAGCAACATCCGAACTTGAGTCGGCGTTGCCCGTTGGAAACGGTGCATTAGAGATTCGGAGTTCGCAGGAACTTCGAAAATTCGGATTAGGAAAGGAATCGCGGAGAAACGCCAGAGCCTAGGACCGGGCGTTTTTTGGACTTGTCCCGACTCGTCCGGTCCTTGAAATTCGGAATTTTGGGAAAAGTGAGGAAATGGAAACTTTTGACATTAGACGAGATGTACAAGTCGGTACAGCGTGCTATGCAGGAAGCGGGAATCGTGACCGAGCCGATTAAGACGAAACCGGGTCGCCGCATCGTCGCGATTATGCATCATCCGCGAAAGCGAGGTCGCATCGAGCGCGACGAGAAAGACAAATATTTCGCGGTTTGCGAGTGTTCTTGGGAAAGCGGACCAATCGACGCCCTCGATTTGGCATTCAAGGCATTGACCGGACATCGCGGACACTGTTCGGCAATTCACAACGAAGGAGAACAAACCAAATGAATTTCAACAAAGCGAAGTTCGGACAATTCTTTAACGTTTTACGAACCGAGTCCGGGTTGTCAATGGCGCAAGTCGCCAAGAAAACAGGACTCGCAACAACGACAGTGTTTTCTATCGAACAGGGAGAAGGCCGTTTGTCGCTCGACCAATTGTTCCGCGTCGCCAAAGTGTTTGGCGTTGCTCCCGACCGAATGCTCGAAAAGTTCTGTCGTCGTGAGCGTGCGATGTCGGGCCTTCGTAAACGCCGCTCGGCTAATAACAATGGCAAGACAGCGGATGAAGCGGTCACGGCTTAGAGCGTATATGACTCTCGCTCTACTCAATTCAAACAGTCTCGACCCATTCGTTCGCAATCTAATCACATCATCGCTTGCCCTATGCGACGGCGCGGGTTCTGAGAGCACGGCAACGTCGGACCTCATCGCGGCGGGTCCTTCCAAGGCGTCGGCGGGGTCGCGGGTGACGGCGATGGCAACCCCTAGTCAG